TGATTCTGTATCAATATTATTGAATAGTGTTGAAGCAACATCAGGTCTTAATTCATCAATTTTTTCTGCTGATTTTGCAAATAAAATGTCTTTAATTTTATCACTAATCTGCGAAGGAGATTCATCTGTCATAATCATATCCATAAGTTCATCCATAGTTTTAAAAAAATAATTAACTATACTTTATTTAGATTTCTTTTTCTGTAGGAGGTTCCATATCCTTTTCGTCTATTTTAGGATCTATTGGTACTTGCCCAGAAGATCCTTGAATATTATTTTCCATTGGTAATCCTGTATTCGGGTCAATTGGAGCATTTGGATCAGGAATAACTCCATTTTTAATTTCTTTTTTTATAAGAATATCCTGCTCAATAATTTCTTCATCAGTTTGACGAAGAATTTTTCTTCTCACATAATCTTGAGAATAATATTTACCAATATAAGGTTCTGCTGTTGCAGCTATATTTAACCGTTCAGTCATTAATTCTGCTTCCTTTAATTCTGAGAAGTGATTGTCATATAGGAAATCATATTGAATATGCTCTCTCATAATTTTCCAGTCATCTGGAGTAATTATATTCTTAAGAATTAATTGAGTTTTGAGCATATCATTAAACATGTTGGAAAATCTTTTTCTCAATCTTCCAACAAATTTTGTGAATTTTAGTTCATCTCTCAAAATTTCTGATGAACGTCCAAGATTAAATCCACCTTCACCACCAATTCTTGTTGGTGGAACATTTAATGAGCGATAAAGTTTTTCTTGGAAATATTTAATATCAGTAATTTCTCCAAGATTTTGACCACCTGGAAGTGTAGTGATTTCAGTTCCACGTCCACCTTCCCGACGAGGTAACCAAAAATCTTCCATCATGCTCATAAATTTTTTATCATCCCTAATCTCTCCTGTATTTGCATCATAAACTAACTTATTACGATATCTCATCATAACATCACGAAGATATTGTTCTGCTTTTACCTTAGGTAAATTGCCAACATCAATATAAAAAATCCTACGCTCTGGTGCCCTTGATATACGATAAATCACCAAAGAATCTTCAATCATTCTGAGTTGATTGAGGGATTTTATTGCTTTATGTAAATATGACAGACAAATACCTTTATTTCTATCTACCAAACCTGAAGTGCAGTAAGAAACTGAATCTCTTGCTATTTTTACTCCTGCATTTTGTGTTGGTGAAGAAGTTGGTTGACCTCCCATTGCACCAACAGGATAAGAAGATTTTGGATTGTATATGAAATATTCTTCAATCACAGGAAAATCATAATCCATAGGATTTTCAATATTATTTTTTACATAATTTGAATTATCGTTTGGTTTCTTTTTTTGTTTTCTAACATAACGCATTTTCATTGCGTCAATATAACGAAGTTCTTGTATTCCTTCTTGAGGTTTTTTTAGATCTATAACTTTATGATAATAAAGTCTACCATCAATGTACCAATTTCTATAAATTTCATGTGATTTTTTATCAAAATCTAAAAGTTCAAGAATATATTTGAATTCTTCTCTTATTCTTTCTTTTATTCCATCACTTGCATTTAAATTTGATAATTCAATTTTTATGGGAGAATCATTAGTATCGGATACAATTGCTTCATTTACAATATCTTCAATAGCACTATCAACTTCCGGATGAAGTGCCATCTCACGATATCTTTTTATCATTTCAAATTCAGTTCTATAGACACCTTCTATGTCTACATAAGAACCAAAAAATCCACTAGTCAAATAATGATCAACCCCGTCCTCATTGTTAGGAGCGACGGGGGATACTATACTTGGAGATTGTGTTTTCTTTTCATCAATTGAAAATCCAAATAATTTTGCCATAATTAAAGTTTAATTTAATAATACTATTTATTAACCTTGGGCAGAGTTGGATCCAGGAGTTTCTGGATACCAGAACTGCACTTGGAATTCTACTGTGAATTCTTCAATAGTATCTGAAGTATCATAAGAGAGATCAATCTGTGAAATATTAGTTGGGAAAATATCCTTAAACTTATATTGAGCAAGAACATTAGCATTTCCGCCAGTTCCAGTTCCAGTTTCTCTACCAACCAATGCTCTACCAAGTTGAACAACTTGAGCATCAGTCATATAAGAATTTGGTTCGGTTAGACCACTATGATCGGAATACTGACCAATGTTTTGCATCCATGCCTCAAATGCTCTTCTGTGTGAGAAGTCTTCATCATTAATAATAGTAACCGTCCAAGTATCAAATGTCCTATCTCCAGCAACTTTTAAAATACGACCTCTAAACGGAACATCAATTGGAGCAATAGAAGATGCTGGAAGCGCAGCTGCTTTGCATAAAAATGTGAAGTTTTCCGCATCAAATGCACCATTACCATCGCCCTGAATACCTAAATTTACTCCTCCAGGAAAACTGGGAATAGTAACTTCAAAAAGATTAGGACGAGCACCGCCACCGATTAATTTAGATTTAAACTGAGAGAGACCCTTGAGAGTAGCCATTTTTAATTCCTCCTGTTGTAATTAATTTTATATGATCAAACAGTACCAACGACTTCTTCAAAAGCAATACCAGTCCTGGTTGCAACAAAAGTCAGGGTTACATAATTAATTGATTTGGCTGGTTTTAAGAAAATATCAGCTCTAAATTCATTATTATCAATCACATCAGGAGTGTTATTTGATTCATCGCAACTAACAAAGAATCCATAAAGACCTCTCTTTGCCTGAACATCACGAAGATAAGGTTCTACGATGTTTACAAAGTTTGCTCTTGTAATTTCATCATTGAGTTCAAATAATTGTGCCTGAGCAGTTCTTTCAAGTGCTTGCTCAACAGTGAGAAATAACCGACGAACGTTTATTCTATCAAATGCGGATGCATATCCAAGTGCTGTTTTATCTCCGAATAGAAGTGTTCCTAATCCAGGTTTTGTAATAACAGCATTTACTCTTTGTGGATAAAGTTGATCTCTTTGGAACTTATTTGGACTGTATGCAAGTTTAATTGCATTATTTAAAATTCCTCTTTGCTGTCCAGCAGGAGAGAACCAAGGATATGCGAAGATACTAGTTCTTACGCAAAGTCCCGCAACATCTGGATTGCAAGGAATATATCGGAACTTATTATTAAATCTGTCATAAGTGTATTTATATCCACTATCAAATATTGCATAAGATGATGAAGATAATGGTGAGAAAAATTCAATAATATTATCAGTAATTTGATCTGTAGTTAAATATTGCTTTAATCCAGTACTTGGATCTGGTTCAGATACAACATCTAGGCGATGAGGAGAAATAACTGCCATACAGTCTTTTCTCTGTTCAGCAAGAGCAATCAAGTGAGCAGCCTTGGCTTGTGATTCAAATTTGTTTCCTAATCCTGGTCCCATTATTAAATAATCAATTTCAATTTCTTCTCTATTGAGGAATACATCATAAGAATTTAATAGTGGTCCAAGTTGAGCAGTCATGGTTCCAGTTTCTCCTGGTTCTGCATCTTCATCGCCATAATCTTTACCACCGGTTAAAACATACATTGCATTCCCAATGGCACTGAAAGTTTTATCTTGAGATACTTCATTCCATAATCCCTCAGACACAGTGTATGGAGTAAATGACTCAGAGAATCCAGTTTGGTATACCTGTTCATTATTTTCATTATCTGATGGATTATCTCCAGCGTAAATGTAACTTGAATACTGTGCAAGATAATCTTTATACCATATTCTTTGTGGAGAATTTACTGCTGAAATAGCATCCGTTGCCTTAGAAAGATTTAAATGCTTTTCTAGTAGATTTCCTTGAATTCCAGTAACATCTCCAGTATCATCTATTAATACTACGTGAATAGCATCATTTCTACCATTACGATCTAAAACATATTGGTTAGTTACCGGTTTGGGTGCTATAGATCTCCAAAGAATATCAGCATTGACCAAATCTAGTTTTTGCTCATCATACCAGTCTTTTACGAATGATCCTCCTATTGGAAGAGCAGTTGTAGTTACAATTCCAGATTCACCTATGATATTTACAGTTGTTATGCCTACAGAAGTGGATGGTCTGATTGATGATGCTGCATTTCTTGCTTTATAAGTAATATAGGTGTCAGAATCTGTTCCGATAGCAACTCTTGAAACAATTTTAACATCAATTGCATCATCTTGAACTCCAGTAATTATTCCCTTCAGATATCCGGTAAAAGATGAATTTACTCCTGTTGGTTGAGTGTAAGTTACATTATTCAATGAAACTGTAATACCCATTCCAACATCACATTGTGCTGCGACTATTGTTCCAACACCAATAATTTGATCTGCTTTATCATCAATAATACAAACTTTAAGATTATTAGACCAAGATCCAGGAGTCTTTGCAGTGAACATGTATCCTGCAATATCATCAGCATAATTTAAAGAATAATCATCAAAGTTTTTAATTTTTAAGTTAGATTCTCCTACAGTTGAAATTCCACCAGTGGTATAAATATCAGCAACATCAAAAGTGATTTCTAATCCAAGTATTGAGTTAGTACCAACACCAACCAAACTTGAAGAAACTGTAATTGTTGAATCAATATCCCAACCACTACCTCCGTTTAGGATAGAAACACTTACAGTTGAACCTAAACCAGCACCATTGTCTGCAACAGTTATTGAGAAAACAGCCCCTTCTCCATCCGGATCAGTATCAGTATATGCAGTTGTTAATCCAGTATTTTTTGCAAGATAAGTTCCTGGTGTTCTTAAAGTACTTGCAATACTTACATTATCTACTTCAATAATTTCACCACTACGAATTCTTCTTGCGTTTGCATTTACAAGACTATCACCATCAGTTCGTACAATTTTTAAAACCCCACCATAAGAAAGGAATGAAGATGCACTCATCCAATATTCGTATTGTCCATCAAGTGAAAGAGGTTTTCCATACACACTAATTAAATCTCTTTCTGTAGTAATATCTACAGCTTCATCCACAGGTCCGGTAGGAAAAGGTCCAGCAATTCCTCCGATATTATCTAAAACATTATCAGCTCTCCCTACAGTTAGATCAACCTCACGGATCAAAACGCCGGGAGATAATTGAGGAGTCGCCATTTAATTTTCTCCTAAGTCTCAGTTTAACTAAAAATATTTATTAAAATATTATTTTTCAAATGGGAATTATTGCGTGAACACTTCACCAGTCAGGATATTCCCATTTTACTTCAATTATACTACTTTTCCTTGAGATAATAACTCTTTTTTTGGTACATTCTTTACACTCATAAGAAAAGGAAGATGCAACAGGACCTCTATCTTTTCTAGTTCTATAAAATTCGCCAATTAAGTTTTTAGTCTGATTACAATTTCTACATTTTCTTTCATATAAAAATAAATGTTCAAAACTTAAATGATTGTCTAAATTCATTACCAAGAATTCCACATATAGGAAAATTCTGATTGCTTGTCGCCATATTCATCAGTAAACCATCTATCTCCATCTTTATCTACAAAAGTATCTTCATTATTTACTCCATCCACAATAAAACCGAAAGGGGACATATCTTGCTCTACTTGATTCTTTTGTTCTTCATATATTCTTTTTCTTATATCTTGATCGGTAAGTTCTTTAAAATAATCTTGAAGAATTAACCAAGAGTACATTACCAAACACATAACTAGGTCATCATTTCTTCCATCTTCTGCCTCAAAAGAATTTCCTTTTTGAACAAAAGTTGTTAATTCATTTATTATTTCAAAGTCTGTAAATGTTATTTTATTATCTTCAATTAATGTTTTTAAATTTAAACACCCAACTTTTTTAGTTGTTTTTGACATCTTTACACCAAGTTGAACTTTTTTC